TGAGAACAGAGTTTCCTCATAAGTTTGAAAAACAGAAAACGAGCAGTGGAGTTCAAGTTGCTTCTGCTAATTCCACAGCGTCTCGTAACCCACAGCAGAAGCGGAGATCGGTAAAACTATCGCCTTCTCAGATAGCGATAGCTAGAAAATTGGGCGTACCTCTTGAAGAATACGCGAAATATGTGAAGGACTAAGACATGACAGATAGAACACCGAGAAAAGAAACGACCCGTGAAACAACTTCACGCAGAAAGCCTTGGGCCCCACCAAGCAGGTTAAGTGCACCTGAACCTCCAGAGGGTTATAAGCACAGATGGATTCGTATGTCTACTCGTGGCGAAGATGATAAGGTCAACGTGCATACGAGGATCAACGAAGGGTGGGAACTAGTTAGAGCAGATCAATACCCAGAAAGGGACTTACCGACCATTGATGATGGAAAGTATGCAGGAGTAATTGGAACAGGTGGATTAATGCTTGCCAGAATGCCTCTCGAAACAGTCAAGGAGAGGAATGAATATTTTCGAGGAAGAACTCGTGAACAAATGACTGCCGTTGATAGCGATCTAATGAAAGAGCAGCATCCTTCGATGCCAATCACAAATGATCGCCAGACTAGAGTTTCATTTGGGGGTCGCAACGATTCCTCTAACAATTAATTCTTAATAGGAGCTAATCATGGCAAACACAAACGTAAAGTTTGGATTAAAGCCGATTGGTATCATTGGGGGAGGCCCCAGTGTTACTAGTCAGTATTTTATCAAAAGTGATGCTTCAGCGATTTTCCAAGGTTCCCCTGTTGAAGTCGAACTAACAGGCGGTACTGCGGCAATCATAACAAGTGCAGATGGCGACGGGAAGCAACTTCTCGGAGTCTTTGCAGGTTGTGAATACGTTGATGCAACAACAGGTAAACTTACCTTCACAAATCAGTGGGGCGGTTCAGGCACTGCCAGTACTGACCACGACATAAAATGTTTTGTTTACGACAATCCAATGACGAAGTTTATTATCGCTTCTGATGGGACAAACACAAACAGAGCAACTGCAAAAGCAGATATTTTCAAAACAGCACAACTTGCTACGGCAACTGCAGGAAATACCACAACTGGTCTTTCTAGTGCTATGATTGATATATCAACAGCAGAAGCGTCAGATCCTTCAAATCCCTTGATGATCATTGGTCTTCATGATGATGTGACCAACGCTGACCACTCTGCAGCAGGTATCTCTTATGTCGTTAAACTCAATAACCATGTATATGCTTCGTCTAGTGGCGATGCAGATGCAGCAATCTCATAAGGGGGTATAACTATGGCGATATCTAGAGCACAGTTAGCCAAAGAGTTAGAACCAGGTTTAAACGCCCTCTTTGGTATGGAGTATGGTCGATATGAGAACCAACACTCTGAAATTTACACAACCGAGTCTTCAGATCGAGCATTTGAAGAAGAGGTAATGCTTTCTGGTTTCGGGGCTGCCCCGGTCAAGCAAGAAGGTTCAGGAGTATCATTTGATGATGCAAACGAGTCTTTCACTGCTCGATACAACCATGAAACCATTGCTTTGGCTTTTGCGATCACAGAGGAAGCTGTAGAGGATAATCTCTATGACCGAATCTCTGCGAGATACACAAGAGCACTTGCACGATCAATGGCTCATACAAAGCAGGTTAAAGCTGCGGCTGTACTAAACAACGCTTTTGACTCAACTGTAAAAGGTGGAGACGGAAAAGAGTTGTGTGCAACTGATCATCCTTTAATCAACGGTGGTACTTTCGCAAACGAACCATCAGTAGCTGCTGACTTAAACGAGACATCTCTTGAAGATGCCCTAATTAGTATTGCAGGTTTTGTTGATGAGCGTGGGTTGAAAGTGGCACTGCGTGGTACGAAAATGATCATTCCACGACAGCTACAGTTCACGGCTGACAGACTTATGTCTTCAGTTCTACGATCTGGAACATCAGACAACGATGTGAATGCCATTAAATCAATGGGAATGCTTCCACAGGGTTACACTGTGAATGACTTCCTAACAGATTCTGATGCGTTTTTCATCATGACTGATACACCGAGAGGGTTCTTACATTTTGAAAGAACACCTCTTTCAACGAACATGGAGGCTGACTTCGATACAGGCAACATGCGTTACAAGGCTCGTGAGAGATATTCCTTCGGTTTCTCTGATCCTAGATGTGTGTTCGGGTCACCTGGAGCCTAGGCTTCATGTCTTTCCTCCCAACTGAGAAGGGCGAGTAAAATCGCCCTTTCTTTTTTTGTAAAAGTGTTTTATATTCTAATTATCCAAACTGCTACATTTTGTGGCAGACTTAGCCAGATTGGAGGTCAACATGGCAAATACAACCTTTAAGGGAACATTACGTTCTGAGGGTGGTTATTCTTCTATAGCTACCGCTGCAACAACAGGTGCAGAAACAACACAAATGTCTATATCTACTGCGGGTTTCACGTCTTTAGACGCAAACACGTTAGCCACAGAAGCGGGAACAGGTATTACTACGGGTTCTGGTACTATCTACAGAAGTGCCGTAATTAGACATGGTGGAATAATTACAACAAGAATTTTAATTGACTTAACGGGTCTACGTTCAACTGGATCTGGTGACATCATTGGTGTTAACGGAACTGCCTTGGTATGTCACATTGGTCAAATTACTGCCGCTAGAAATGGAACCATTCTTACGGGTAGCATGGAGTGTTTCGAGGCTCCTGCAGGCGGTGATCCAGATATTAATATTCACTCCGCAACAGAAGGCACTGGTGTTGAGGACGGAGCTATCTCTGGGTTAAGTGAAACCTTACTTGTTAATTCGG